ATCCAATTGGTGTTGTCACTTGTCCTCCTGACAATGAGAGCCACTGCATCATACAACCCACGCCACAGACCGACGTCACTAGGGGGCTCGTTCGTCCAAGGTTTCCTCTGAGTCAGGGATGGTATGCATCGATTGACGTACCCTCTTGCTCCATACTGCGTAAATGAGACTCGCAAGTATTCCGAGAAATGTGGAGAGATTGTGAACTTTCCGATGGCGTATTCAACTCCAACGCCGTAGATTAGGATGGTCAAGTGGAGTGCGATTTGTCCCCAGGTATCAGCTGTGTACTCAGTGTCATCCCCTTGCACCAATACAACAATGGGGCGTATTGGCATTGGAGCAGTAACTGTCAACGCCATACGGTTAGCAACTTGGTTCCAAAAATTGCCTAGGTATGATGTTAGATAAGTTCCTGATGACAAAGAGTTGCTCCAAGCTTCAAGTTTGTGGACCTTGAAAACAAGCTTGGAATGCTTATAGCAATTTAGCAGATTGAAGCAGAGTGTCTCGAAGTCAGGATCTTGGCCACAGTTAGGTTTAGCAACAATGATAACGACGAATGCTCCAATCGTTTGATCATCTGACGTGATTCCATGGTCGAATTCTTTCACATCAGCTGGTGCCTTCCACTTTCCTTTGATTGACCTGAGAGCTCGAGTAACATAGCGTTTTGGACTTTCACCGAGAGTAGAACCCTCCCAGGCGTAAAAGAACTTGCCCGTGTGCATCATGAACCAAGTCTCTATCAGATAAAGGTAGATTGATGATGAAACTGCCAACCTAATTTTACCTAACTCATTCTTCTCGAAGACGCTAGCGATGTTACCTTTTGTGAACTGCAGACATGCATCATACAATTCTTGTGGACTGTATAGCATTGGCACCATGTTCTTCCTTGCTCTGAAATGATACTTCTTGCCATCCCATTTGTACTCGAACCTTCCTATGCTTGAGGCACCTGAAGTTAACCAGGTTGCGTTCATGATCATATCTTTAAAACTGACATAATCGGTTACTCGCTTCGGAGATGCCAACGACAAGGCAATTTGCTCAAACAGGTCTCGAGGACCTATTTCAACTTGTTTTCCAGCAGCGAGTGCATTAAAAGCTTCTATTGGATCCCAGCCCGGAAAGGGAGGGAGCCGATATCCTGTGAGACAGTTTAATTGAAACCATGGGTATGGGTTGAAAGTCCAGTTAACTGTCTTAAGATAGGCATCTAACTTTTTTGCGACACTTGTAAATCCAAGAAGCCCAATGTCCAACAACCCG